ATGGCAGCGCCAGTCTCGTGGACGGCATCCAAGACATCACCCTCGCGGACTTCACGCCAGCGGAAATCGAAGGCATCGCCTACAACCTCTCCAACAAGATCGGAAACACAAGATGAGCTGGATGGACGACGGCGGATTCGATATGCAGGCATTCACCGCCCAGGACGGCAGGCCGATGGCGCGAATGGTCTTCTGCACATCGACAGGCCCAACCTGCTTCATTCTAAGCAAAACCGAAGTGCAACGCGTCCGCCGCGAATGCGGGCGAATCCTCAAGGAAATGGAGGAAACCAAATGACCAGCCACGACAGCAAGCCCGAAGTCGGACAGGTGGGAAACACGAAGCCGAACTACACGCTCCGCCGCCTGAAGTTCGCAGCCGCCGTCATCGGATTTGTGAGCAGCGTGACACTACTGTTCACGTGGCGGACGGCGGACTCGCAGACGGCGACCGTCCTCGTGAGCGTCGTCTACCTGTTGACCGGCCTATGGCTGACCGTGCGGTTCGCCCCACGCGATTAAAGACTTCCCACCATCCGACAGTCCAACGAAACAAACCAAATTAGGGATGTTTTCGCGGACATCCACGTTCACTCATGCCGACTGGCGGGAACACATAACTGAATATCGATTATTATCCACGCGCCGACCACATCTTGCTTCACATACACTGTCGGCGCATTCGGCTGGGCGACGGTTCGCCCGTCCACGGATTCCGATCTTCTTCTCTCTAACTATCAAGAAGCAGGCATTCCGGTGTTTGCAAACCCCTTCAAGTCTGCCTGACGGCCAGTCGCCGTCGGCCACACCACCGGCCGCGAACACGTTCAGGTCTGTGTTCCAACAGTCAAAGGGGCGCTCGGAATCCAAGGACGGTATCGGTTCGACTCCGATGCCAGCCACTCAGCCCCATCCACTCGTCAGGGTGGGGCCTACAACGCCAAACAAGCAAAGGAAAGCATCATGAACGAAAACAAACCACAGTCGGCAAAATGGGTGCTCGGCGTCGACATCGACCCCGACAACCCGGAATCCGACCCAATGTTCATCGCCGCACTTGACATGCCGCTGGACGGCGGGCTGATCAGCGTCACCCTGCCCGGCAACAGACTCGGCAAAGCAACCGCGCTTGCCGCCAGAACCGCATGCCAGGCCATCGACGTTGCGCTCAAACGTCACCTCGAACGTGCCGGCGGCGACGCCGTGGAAATGCTCGACGGCCTCCACATCGACCCGATGGGCGACATTCGGGACGCCCGGCCATGACCGATCTGCTCACGCCAGCCGAACTGGCCGTCATGCTTGGTATGAGCGTGCGCACGCTCGCCAACTGGCGGAGCACAGGCAAGGGCCCGCCGTACTTGAAAATCGGCGTGGAACCGCCCGAAGGCCATCAGGACAGGCGCAAAGTCAGATACCAGCGTCAAATCGCGGAAAAGTGGGCTTTGGCGCACAAGTACCAGAGGACGGTGGCGAGATGAAAAAACGGCATGCCCGTTCCGGCACGCGGATTGCAAGCAGTGCGAACGTCACAAGCGACGGGAAAGCACGCGTCGATACCGGCAAGCCGACCCTCACCCAGCAGGGAATCGACGTGGACGCTTTCATCCACAACAACCACGCGCTCATTGAAAGACTCAGGAAAGGAACACGTTGAAACACGAATACACAGCCGACGAGCTCGCCGAACTGAAAAGCATTTATGACGAGTCAGGCGAAGCCGGACTCCAGATCGGCGAAATGCGGGCGTTGCGCAAGGCCGGACTCCTCACGCAGGGCCTACCGGCGAAACCGGAAGAACCGTCGAAACGCGATCTCATTCTCGCGCACTGCAAGAAACGCATCGACCAAGGCCAAACGTTCGACGGCAAGGAAACAGCCGAAGCGCTCAACCTGAGCCCGAAAACCGTCGGCAACATTCTCGGTCAACTCCGCAAGGAGGGACTGCTGCCGGCCTTCAACCAGCATTCACCACGCAAGACAACACGGAAAACCACCACAACCGGAAAGAAGAAAGAAACCATGACCACCACATCGAAACCAGCCGCCAACAAGGAGGAACCAATGAGCCAGGAACTCACCGCCAACGCGGTGACGGCACCGGAAAAAGAGCGCGAGCATACACGCGCCGCCATCACGGACGCGCTGGTCTACATCTACGACGCCATCAGCGCTCTGCAGAAAACCGCGTTCCAGGCCAACGACAAAGTGGTCTACGGATTCGCCACGAAACTCCTCAACGGCGAACTCATGGACTTGAAAGCCAACTACTCGAAGGACGCGGCGAAATGAAACTCAAGTTCGATAGCAAGGATGGCGTTTTCGCCATCAAAGCCGAAAGCGAAGAGGAAAAAGCCCAGCTCAAAACGTCGGCACCTGCCATCTGCGATCTCATCATCGATTTTTTTAACGGTGAAGTCCAGGAAATGAAGGTGGCGAAGGAATGAAGCGTATCCCACTCAAGGACACGGAACGCTACACGATTGAACGGTTCCGGCAGTGCAAGAAGACGGAACGTCATCTCGCGTGGCTGAAGAGCCGTAAGGCGGGTGTCGGCGGGTCTGACATGAGCACGATCCTCGGCCTTAACGCTTTCAAAACGCCTTACGATTTGTGGCTTGAGAAGACCGGTCGCGTGGAACCGGAGGACATCTCCGACAAGTGGGCCGTCATCCGCGGCAATGCCTTGGAGAACGAGCTTCGTAAGCGTTTCCGCTCGAATCATCCTGAAATGCTGGTCACGGACGGCACCGACAAGCAGTTCATCATGCGCGGGAAGCCGTACCTGCGCGCTTCCCTTGACGGCATCCTGCAGAAAGAGAACGGCGATTTTGGAATCCTCGAAATCAAGACGGCAAGCAACCGTCGAGCGGGGGACTGGCATGACGAGGACGGCAATCTCCGAATCCCGCCATACTACTTGGCTCAGGTCGAGTTCTATGCGCTCGTCACTGGATGGACGTGGGGCTACGTGTACGCGGCCATCGGAGACGACGAGCCGGTGGAGATTCCGTTCGAGGCCGACGTGGAGGATATGGGCGCGATAGACGAAGCCGCAGCCGACTTCTGGCGTTTCGTCACTTCGGGCACGCCACCGCAGTTGACCGGCGGTGACGTGCAGAAGGCGTTCCCGGAACCCGCGCCGGACATCGTGGACGAAAGCGCCGACGATGACCTCTACGACCTGCTCGCAAGATACGAGAGCACGTCCAACCGCGCGAAGGACCTGAAAAACGAGCAGAAGGAATTGCAGGAGCAGATCATCCTGCGCATCGGCTCGCATACGGGCGTGCGCTGCGGCAACCTACAAGCCACCTACAAGCCGACGACCCGCAAGGAATACACCGTCAAAGCCACCACATACCGCAAATTCGCATTCAAAGCCACCGAAGAAAAGGAGCAATAATCATGGGAGCAATCGCACAGCAGGCGCAAGGCCGGCAGATGGTCGAAATGACGCCGAAAAAGAACCTCCAGATGCTGATGCGGAAAAGCTGGCCGCGCATCGCCAGCGTCGTCGGCAACAACATCAGCCCAGACCGCCTCTACCAGATGTGCGTGTCCGCGATCAACAAGACACCGAAACTCGCGGAATGCTCGCCGCAAAGCGTGCTCTCCTGCTTCATGACCTGCAGCGCGCTCGGATTGGAACCATCCAACGTGGACGGATTGGGACGAGCCTACGTGCTTCCCTTCTACAACAAGAAATCCGGCGGAATGGAAGCCACGTTCATCATGGGCTACCGTGGCATGATCGACTTGGCGCGACGTAGCGGCCAGCTCGTGGACATCAGCGCCCGCGCCGTACACCAGGGAGACGAATTCTCATACTCGTACGGTCTGAACGAGGAGCTGCACCACGTGCCATGCGCCAACCCCGGCGAGCTGACCCACGTGTACATGGTCGCGCATTTCAAGGACGGAGGCCACTACTTCCTCGTCCTTAACCGTCAGGAGATCGAGCAGGCGAGGGCACGCAGCAAGAGCGGCAATTTCGGCCCGTGGAAGACCGATTACGAGGCCATGGCGAAGAAGACCGCCATCCGTCGTGCCGCCCCGTACCTGCCTTTGACCGTGCAGGCGCAGACCGCCGTCGCCGCCGATGACATCACACCTGACTACGGCGACGTGTTCCAACCTGTGCTCGATGACACTGAAGCCGACGAAGCCGATGACGTGACCGCCGAAGTCATGGAAGCGGATACGACGGAGGATACCGAAGCCGACGTGAAGGAGGCTGAGTGATGGCCGGAGAAACCGTTATCACGATCGTCGGCAACCTGACCGCCGATCCGGAATTGCGCACGACGTCCGCTGGTGCGCAGGTCGCGTCGTTCACGATCGCCAGCACGCCGCGCTCCTGGAACCGTAATGCGAACCAGTTCGAAGACGGTCAGGCTTTGTTCATGCGCTGCTCCGCTTGGCGCGACCTCGCCACTCATTGCGCGCAGAGCCTCGCAAAAGGCATGCGTGTGATCGCGCAGGGTCGTTTACAGCAGCGTTCCTATCAGGCGCAGGACGGTTCCAACCGCACGGTCATCGAATTGCAGGTGGACGAGATCGGCCCGTCCCTGCGGTATGCGACGGCTCAGGTGCAGAAGATGCAGTCAGGCGGATACCAGGGCGGCAACGCCAACGGTGGCGGCTATCAGCAGCCGCAGCAGGCACAACAGCAGTCGCAGGCTCCGGCCGATGATCCGTGGAGTGCGCCAGCAGAGCCTGAATTCTGATGCGCGAATGGATAGAGCCACCGGATGCCGAACCGGTATGTCCGAAGCATGGGTGCGCGTTGTATCCGGCGCGCCCCATCCCATGCCCCGAATGCGAAATCGAAGCCGAAGAAGAGGAGGAATGATGCAGGAATTCGTCGTGGACATTCCACGGGACGAATGGTGGACGCAAAACCGTCGCGGCCACTGGCGAGTGAAATTCGCGCACACAAGCGCAGTCAAACAGCGTGCCATGGCATTCGCCAGATTCTGGCTCCAAAACGGCCACCACAGGCCACAACACTTCCCAGTGCACGTCACCGCGATCATCCACCCATTGACCCACGGGCGCTTCGACCCGGAGAACGCGGCGCCCATGGTCAAAGCCATCCTTGACGCGCTCACCGATACCGGCTTCTGGCCCGACGATGACTCAAAACACATCATCGGCCCCGACTACCGAGGTGGAGAACCAAGCATCCGAAAAGGCTGGTACCGAATCACAATCCGAATCGAAGAGGAAGAACACTAACCATGGCTACGAACGTGACCGAAAAAGACAAGACGCTCAACGAGATCATCGACATGTGCGTGAAGAAGCGCGCCCATTACCGTCAATTCCTCAACGATTTCATACTGACGCACTCGGAGGACTGGCATGATTCGGCTGACGTCACGTACGGAGAAAGAATCATGTTCCTGCGAGGGAAGATTCAGGCCTTTGATGAATGCGCTGCATGTTGCGAGTCCATGCTCGGCTATTCCGGCTCCATGCCGTCCGAGGTGCCTAATCAAAGCGAGGACGTGAATGTAAGGGCGGTAAGCCGATGAACAAGGATAAGCAAGTTGTCTGGCGTGAAAGCATCAGAAAATACGGCAAGGAGATACAAAGCATCGTGTGCATGGAGGAATGCTCCGAACTCATCCAAGCCGTCAGTAAGTGTCTACGCGGCAAGCCTGACGCCACCGACAATCTCGCGGAGGAAATGGCCGATGTGACGATCTGCCTGCACATGCTCCAGGAAATGTACGGCATCACCGACAAGCAAGTGAATAAGTGGATCGCCTGCAAGACGGTAAGGCAACACGAGCGGATGCGGGCCGATGATCCATTCATAGGAAGCGAGGACGCGAAATGAGCGTGCTTTACCACGGTGGGGTTCCAGACCTGAAACCCGGCGACATCATCGAACCGGGGCACAGTAGAGACAATTACGACGATTGCCCCATCTGCCGTGCCAGACGTGAAAAAGGCGTGTCGGCCATCGAAGGCACCGGCCACCCGGAACAGGTGTACTGCACCAGATACCGCGACTACGCCGCCCTCTACGCGTCAATATACGGCAAAGGTGACGTGTACCAGGTGCGTCCCGTCGGAGGGGTCGAAGACTCCGATGAGGACTTCGACGGCTGCTACCGGTGCGACCGGCTGGTGGTCGTAAGGGCCGTCGAAAGACACGTCACCCTCACACCGAAACGCCGCCGGAAGGTAATCCGGCTCATGCAGCGCATGTCGGACGGCCCCTGCATCAACCTACTGCCGCGCAACGCCACACCGGAAATGGTCGAACGCTACGCTGCACGCGAATACGCCGACATGAGATACATCATGCGCGAAGCCGAAAGGAGCATCGAATGACCCGCACCGAGACCACCGCCATGTTGTCCAAGCTGGTCGAGAAGAGATTGAAGAATCAGACCGCGTTTTGGGCGAGTGAGGTCAATTTCGACCGGAATACGCCTGACGATCGGCGAGTGGACTATGTGGGCTTCAAACCGTGGAATATCAACGGCGAGCCGGTGCCAGCAAGCGTGGAGAAAGGCTGCTTCGGGTTCTACGAGGTCAAGTCATGCATGGCTGACTTCACGAGCGGCAACGGCCTGACGTTCTACGGCGACCAGAACTATCTGGTCTGCACGAAGGAGCTGTGCGACGAGATCGTATGGCAGAAGATGGTGCCGGAGCGCGTGAACGCGATTCTGACACCGGATTCGACCGGCTCGAAACTGATTCTCGGCCACGTGCAGTCATACAACGACATGTCATACCGGAGGCGTCCGGCAAGCGAAATCCTCTGGGCAATGGTCAAAGCTAACGGAAAGAGGACGAATTGAGTATCGCAGATGATGAAGCTGAGAAGGCGTATCCGACCCGCTACTGGAATGGAACGCATGTCAAGGAACAGTTTTACTGCGACACTGACGATCTACAGGAAGCGTACCTGCTTGGCCGCAACGCACCACCGGCTGATGCCGAGGTCGAAGCCGTGGCGAAAAAACTGTTGTGGTGGGACATGGCGCCAGCCTGGGAAGACGTCATGCCCAGTGAGGACTGCTTCTGGACTCTGGCCGAGCCGGAGATGCGAGCCAATTACATCAGGGACGCTCGGGAAATGCTCGAAATCGCACGGAAGGCGGTAAGCGAATGAGCAAGACGATCAAGTATGTGGAATGCGCCCACTGCGGAGAGGTTGTCGGCACATATTACGTGACCTGCCCGTACTGCGGATACAAGCTGGCCGTGCGCAAGCCGACTGGCATGGATCCGCTGTATGGCATGACCGACAGCGAATTCTACAAGCGATTCGGGAGCATGTGATGGAAGATGTTGGAATTCTTCCTTGGCCCCACCAAGCTTGGCGGAGCTTGAAGAAGCTTTGGATTCGATGGGCCACAATGGAATCACAAGAGGAGATTAGGCGATGGCTAGACGCGGCTACGTGCAGTTGGCGAACGGCTTCTACCTGAACCGTAAGGTGCGCCGTCTGCGCCGTACCATGCCCTCTGCCATCAGCGCATTCGTCGTCATGCTTTCCTACTGCGGTGACAATCTCACGGACGGTTACGTGGACGATGATACTGCGGAATTCGTGCTCGACATCACCGTGCAGGAGCTTGACGCATTGCAGCAGGTCGGATTGATCGAGACCGTGGACGGCGGCTATGTCATCCACGATTATCTTGAGCACAACCGGAGCCGTCAGCAGGTCATGGCCAAACGCAAGCGTGAGCGCGAACGGTATTCTGCCGAAAGTCTGCCGGCAGAAAGTGCGCAGACTGCCGGCAGAATCAAAACAGAATCGGGACAAACACCAGAACACCAGAACACCAGAACACCAAAGAAAGAGAAAGAAGAATATTCTTCTTCTTTCTCCAAAGAAATCAGCCCGACCGAATACGCCGACATGGCCGAAAAGGACGCGACCGACAGAACCATAGCCTCGGAATACACGAACCTCGACCTCACTGGCGCATGGAATGCATTCGCCAGCCGCCACCAAAGCGAAGCCAGAACCATTAACGATTGGACGCGCCTGTGGAAAGGCTGGTGCCAACGCCGCGCCAACATGAGCGGCATCCCACCCTCGAAACGACACATACACACGTGGCAGTGCGAACACGTCCTGCAAGCGCTCGGACGCGACAAGGAAACCGCCACACCAGACCAACGAGCCTGCCAGATGGCGAAACAACTCAACACAAGGAGCAGAACACGAAATGAACAGCAGAACTACCGGCAATCCAACGCCTGAAGAACTAGCCAAAGCATGGCAGGAAGGTTACGCCGCCGGTTGGAAAGATCAGGAATGCGATTTTCCGCAATATACAAGTGAAAACCCATACAAGCATTGGGACGGCTACCTCATCCGGCCGAAGGGTGATATGAGACGGTATACATGCCGAATGTACGAAACGCTCCAAGAGGCATCGGATGTGGCACAGGAGCGCGCCGACTCCCACCACAGGCCATACGAGGTGCTCGCAACCTGCGATACCTCGCAGCGAATCATTAAGACCATCGAACCAAGGAAAAGCAAATGAAGAAAATACTCGAAAACATGATCATCAAATGGCACCAGGCCGGATACAGCATCGACGAGATCGCGCCACTCGTGCCGCAAGTGCCAAAAGCCGAAGTCGCAGCGATCATCCGCCAGCACGACAAGGAGGCCAGACTTTGACCGACTGCCAGCACTGCCACAAGCCAATGAAAACGGCGGCGGCGAACATGCTCTGCCCGGACTGCCGCACAGACTACTGGACCATGATTTACCAACTCGGACACGTCCAACTGCCCGCCCTGCGAAGCATCATGCTCCGTCAGGCGCACATCGGCACCACAGGCCACACGCCAAACAAAGGCAACGCGCCACTGCCCATCGACACCCACGCTCAAGACCTCATCGCAGATTCTGAAGCCTGGCTGGCCGAACAGGCAGGCAAAATCAGGCCGCAATACGCGGATTACCGCTGGCGGAAAGCATGGTACGCCATCATAAGCAACAAACACACCATATTGACGATGAGCACCGCAGCAGACGATTACGCCGCCCTGGAACACATCATCCGACGCAACGAACAAGCACTGACGCCGGAAGAAGCCATGGTCATCATCGGCACCTGCCCAAAATGCGGCCACCAAGCCACCAGCACGCCACAAGCCGAAACATGGACATGCCCAGACTGCAAATGGCAAGGCGGGGTCCAAGCCATCAAAGCCGAACGCGACAACAAACTCTGGCAACTCGAATACACCGGAAAACCAGTCGAAGTCGCACGCTACCTCGCCAAAATGGACATCCACTGCACCAGCGACCAGATCCGCCAATGGCTCACCAGAGGCAAACTCCACGCCACGCCGACGGAACACAAGCGGCAGTACACGTTCAACCTCGGCGAACTCACAGCCATGCTTGACTGTCACAATTAAAATGCTATACTGTCGTATGTTTGTAAAATAAAATGGTCCAGCCAGAAAATGGTTTGGACCATTCTTCATATCCAGCTGCATTCGCTATAATCATCTCTGTCCGGCATGGAGCCACTAGCAACCCTTGGAGCCGTCGCACCGAAGGACGTCGACCATGGCGGCGACACCCGTTGTGTCGGTAGCCCATGAATCGGGGGTGGCCAGCTGGGGGACCTTCGCGGGAGACGTACCCCAGACATGCCGGACATCACAGCCATGGAAGGCGGCAAGGCCACATGAGTCTCCGCAGATGCGCCTGGCACAACTGCCCACAACTCGTCAAACAAAGCACACGCTTCTGCGCCATCCACACACACGCATACGAGCGGCAGCGTGGCAGCTCAACAGCAAGAGGATACGACGCAGCACACCGCCACCTCCGCAGGCAGTGGGAGGCACGACTGGCCACAGGCGAAACACACACCTGCGCCAAATGCGGACAGCCAGTCACAGCCACAGACCAATGGGACCTCGGCCACACAGACAACAGACAAAGCTGGACAGGGCCAGAACATCGCAGCTGCAACAGGAAAGACGGACAGCACAAAGCAACCACAAGCATCGAACACTGGACACGACACCAAGCCAAGCCACAGCAGCAGCCACAGTCGCAGCCAACAGGCAAGCGCGAACGCAAACACGACACGACACAAACGAATCAAACGCAAGCGGACAAGCCAAACAAGCACACGCAACAAAAACAACAAAACACACGCCAAAACAGGAAAAAATACAATCAACCAACCCGCCAACACCCCTAGGGGGTACCCCGAACGGCAAGGCCAAGACCGCCGGTGAGGGGACTCGCAAGTTCGCGGATAGTTCAAGATTTGACGGACTGGCCGAGTCTGTAATTTTTCCGGTTCGAGGATTGGAGGTCGCATGGCGACGCATGGCGGCGCACGCACACGCTCCGGTCCGATGCCGGATCCTTCCAGCGCACGGTCGGACGCGCGTGGTCTTGGCGCTGATATTCTTCCGCTTTCGGCTCGCGGCTACCGTTACCGTCCGAAGGCTTTTCCGCTGTCCGAGTGGACGATTTGGGACACTTGGAAGGATGATGACGGTTTCCATAAGGAGCGTGACGAGAAGGCTACGGAGGCGTGGAATCGGCGTGAGCGTGAATTGTGGCGTGACCTGTGGCGGTTGCCGCAGGCTATCGCATGGCATATGCCGCGTTATGGATACATGTTCACGACCATCGCGCTTTATGTCCGCCAGTTCGTACTGTGCGAGTCTTCGGAGGCGAAGGCCGCTGACCGTACCGCGCTTGCACGATATGCCGACACCATCGGCTTGACGCCACAAGGCCTTCGGCTGAATGGTTGGGCGATTGTCGATGACGAGCCGAAGCCGAAACGCTCGGCAGAATCTTCCGACAAGATCATTCCGTTCAAGAGCGCTAAGCAGCGGTGGCTTGAGAATCAGAAAGAGGATGCGGAATGAGCGAGCAGAAAGAGCCGGTCGTTCCGAAGTCCCTTGGTTTTCTCTTTGCTGATTGGATTGCCGCGCACTGTGTTGTGCCTAATGGTTATGATCTGGGCAAGCCGTTCGAGCTTGTCGGCTGGCAGCTGGATAACGCCATCGATTTCTATCGGGTGAAGCCCGATGCCGTGTATGATCCGGCTCGGCCTCGTCAGGCTGCGGCGTTCAAATGGCGTCGAGGTCAGATCGTCGGCGGGCAGAAGCTAGGTAAGTCGCCTTTCGGTGCGGCTGTTGCTGCTTTTGAGGGTGTTGGCCCATGCGTGTTCTGTGGATGGGCGCGTGGCGGCGAGACGTTCCGCTGCTCCGACTGGGGTTGCTCATGCGGTTTCGAATACGTGTATTCTCCGGGTGAGCCGATGGGCATGCCGCGTCGTACCGCTTTGATTCAGCTGCTCGCCACTTCGGAAGAGCAGACGGCGAACGTCTACCGTCCTTTGCAGTCGATGGTGCGCAATGGCCACCTGTCCGATTTGATGAAGGTGCGTGAAGGCTTCATCCGCCTTCCGAACGGCGGACGCATCGACCCTGTGACGGCTTCCGCGCACTCGAAGCTGGGCAATCCGGTGAACTTCGTCCTCGGCGACGAATCCGGCATCTGGACTAGGCGCAGCGGCATGTTCGAGGTCGGCGACACGGTTATGCGTGGCGCAATGGCCATGGATGGCCGCATGTTGGAGCTCACCAACCCGTGGGATCCGATGGACGCCAGCTTTGGCCAGATGACCTACGAGAGCACGGCGCCAGACATCATGAAGTTCTTTCCGAAGCATGACCCCTCATTGGATTTCGCGGATCCGAAGGACAGGCGGAAGATTCTTGAATTCGTCTATTCCGGTTCGCCGTGGGTGCCGCTCGATCAGGTCGAAGCGACCGCGACCGAGCTTATGGCCCGTGACCCGGCGCAGGCTCGACGTTTCTACGGTTGTGAGATCGTGCAGGGTTTGGGTTCGTATATGCCTGAGCCGCTTTACGATGGCACGATGGTTGACCGTCAGCCACCCGAGCCGGGGGCTGAGATTTGTCTTGGCTTCGATGGCTCGCAATCCGGTGACTGGACGGCATTGCGTGCGGAGACCGTGGATGGCTGGCGTTGGACGCCGACGTACGGGCCGTCAAATCGTCCGGCGTATTGGAATCCGGTTGAGTGGGAGGGTCGCATACCGCGAAGCGAGGTCGACGCCTGCGTGTCAGAAATGTTCGACAGGTACAAGGTGCAGCGCTTCTACTGCGATCCGCATCCGTGGGAGTCGCAGGTGGACGAGTGGGCATGCCGCTTTGGCGAGGACATCGTGGTGCCTTGGCCGACCAATCGCATCGGGCGCATGTATGACGCGCTCACCCGCTTCATGGAGGACACCGCCGACCACAGCACGACGCATTCCAATGATCGCATGGCTCGGTTGCACATGATGGCGGCGCGTAAGGTCGCGAAGCCAGGCGACAAGTACGTGCTCGGCAAGCCGAGCGAGAATCAGAAGATCGATATAACCATGGCCGACATCCTCGCGCACGAGGCGGCGTCCGACATGAGGGCGCTCGGCTGGAGCGCAGGCGGCTCACCGGTCATGGTGTACGGCTGGTAAGGAGGCTCTTGTGGAGCTGATACAGGCATCGAGGCTTTCCGACGATGACGCGCAGCTCATCAGGAGCCTCACCTACCGGCTTGCACGACTGCGCAAGCCTCATAGGCAGTGGGATGATTATTATCGCGGACGGCAGGTCATCCAGAGCATCGGCATCGCCGTGCCGGCTGAACTCCGTTCGTTCGTTTTTCCGCTGAACTGGCCGCGCATCGTGGTCGATAGCGTCGTACAGCGCCAGCAGGTCAAATCCTTCTCCGTGCCGAATGACGACAAGGTGTCAAACGAGCTGCGCGATCTTTGGGAATACAACAACATGGAATCGCAGCAGGTGCTTTTGCACACGGAGACACGCGTGCAGGGCCACGGCTTCGTATGCATCGGTGCTAACCCGAAGGACAGACGGCATCCACTGATCACCGTCGAATCATCCAGGAACATGATCGCGCGCATCGACCCGCGCACGAGAACCGTCGAATCAGCGCTCCGCGTCTATTTCGACCCTTGGGAGAACGGGACGCCGGACTACGCGACGCTGTACACGCCCGAATACACGCTCTGGCTGGAGAAACAGCACGGCAAGTGGGTCATGACCGGCCGCGACGACCACCACCTCGGCGTCGTCCCTGTTGTGCAGTTCCTCAACCGTCCGCGCGCCGGCGACTTCCTTGGCGAGAGCGAGATGGCCGACGTGGTGCGGCCGACAGACATGGCCGCACGCGCCATCCTCGACCTGCAGATCGCCATGGAAACTCACGCGGTGCCAGGCAAATGGGCGATCGGCGTCACACACAACGACTTCATCGACGCGAAGACCGGACAGCCGGCATCGGCGATAAAGACCTATTTCAACTCGATGCTCACCTCCAAGAACGCGAACGCGAAATTCGGCCAGTTCACGGCATCCGACCTGTCGAACTTCAAGACGGTCATCGACCTGCTGAGCGAGCAGATGAGCGCCATCACCGGTCTTCCGATGCGTTATTTCGGAATGAACACCGCCAATCCAGCAGCCGAGGGAGCCATCCGCGCCGACGAGCTGAGACTGGTGAAGAACGTCGAGCTGAAGAACGCCGTTGACGGCGATGCGTGGTCGCAGGTCATGGCCGTGGCGCACAAGCTCGCCACCAGCGACGACATTAACGCGAACCTGGTGCGCTGCGACTGGGAGGATCCGAACACGCCTACCTACGCTCAGCGTGCTGATGCGATCACGAAGCTCATGGCGTCCGGCATCCTTTCCCGCGAGGGGGCATGGGACGAGCTTGGCTGGAGCGAGGCCCGCAAGGACAAGGAGCGCGAGTACTTCGCCAAGCAGATCAGCGAATCCTATGGCCAATTCATGAAGGACGTGGACTATGGCGGCGACGATGGCGGGGCAGACGCTTCCACGGGAAGCGACGGCGCAGAACCGTCTGCTGCGCAGCCGAAGCAACCGGCTGGCCGCGACGGTGCTCAGACTGTGGCATAAGCACGCGCAACCAGACTTCGACACCGCCTTCGCGGACATGATGCCTGAACTTTTCCGCGTATTGGACACGGCGCAATACCACACCGCCGACGACGCGATCGCATCGACGCCGAAAATCATGGAACGCTTCGACGTGAACGCGGCACACCCGGAATACAAGCCGGACCCATGGCAGTGGGTCGGTGTGAACGGCAACGGCATGGATACCGTGGACACGATGTGGACGGCGATTACCATCGGCAAGCGGGCCGTATCCAACGGCGCTCCGGTGGACGTGGCCATGGACCGCATAGGCGTGACCTTGGTGCTCAGGACGCGCACCATGCTGGCGGACACTCACCGGTCGGCCACAAGCATGACCGCTCGCGGCATCTGCTACCAATCCACCTACGTGCGCGGCCTGACACCGCCGAGCTGCGGAAGATGCGTCATCCTCGCCGGACAGCCATGCGGCAAGACGCCTTTCGAAAGGCATCCGCACTGCGACTGCATCGCCGTCTACACCGGTCCGAAAGCACCGGCAAACGCATGCACCAGTCCGAGCGAATACCTTGATTCACTGGACGAAGGCCAGCTCGCCAAAGTCCTTGGCGGAAGGGCCAACGCCCGAGCCTACGCGGACGGAGCCGACCTCAACCAGCTGGTTAACGCCCAACGCGGCATCCGCACCGCCCAGATCGACGGGCGGAACATCAAGTACACGACCGAGGGCACCACGCGCCACGGACTCGCCGCATCACGCATGATCGACTCCGGATACGCCAAGGAATTCGTCAAGAACGGCGGCCGGTACACAAAGGTCGACAGGCCGCGTCTCATGCCCGAGACCATTTACGCACGCTGCGGCGACGATCATGAGAAGGCCTTGGGCATGCTCTACAAGTACGGCTGGATCCTCTAGCCGAAATCGAATTTTTCACCGGCATCGCGATGGTGTCGGCGCCGGCACGCGATGTGACGGCCAAGGAAACCACAAGGAGAAAACACAATGCATAGGAAATGGTGGAATCTCATCCGCATCCGCACCATCGAGACCGGTGCTGAACCGGGCGGCGGGGAGCCGCCGCAGCCGGAGCCGCCGCAATCCGACCCACAGGCGAATACCGGCGGCGAAGGCGACGAGAAGCTCGGCGAACACGGCATGACCGCGCTCAAGAACGAGCGCCGGGCCAACAAGTCGCTGCGCGAACAGCTCGCCGCCGCGAACGCCAGAATCAAAGAGTTCGAGGATCGCGACAAGACCGACGCGGAAAAGGCCAGCGAGAGGATCGCCAGCCTGGAGAAGTCCAACACCGGCAATGCCGCGAAGGCACTGCGATACGAGGTCGCCGTCGACAAGCAATTGCCGAAGGTCTTGGCGGAACGTCTGCAGGGATCCACTCGCGAGGAGCTGGAAGCCGATGCGGACAGCCTGCTGAAGCTCGTCAACGTGCAGAACAAGCCGAACGTCAAGCCCGACCCGAGCCAGGGCAAGGGCGGCGACCCGAAGCCGCACAGTCTCTCCGAAGCCATTTCCGCATATTACAAGTAACCGATTCCTTAGGAAGGAGACAACCTTATGGCTGTCACTCTCGCAGAGGCGAAGAACAACGCCCTCGAAGACTACGACCCTTTCGTCATCGACGAATTTCGAAAGTCCAGCGTCATCCTCGATTCCCTCATCTTCGATGATGCCGTGAACCCTGCAGGAGGCGGCGCGACGCTCGACTACTCCTACCGTCGGCAGGAGACCCAGCCCACCGCCGAATTCCGCGCCATCAACACGGAATACTCGCCGAGCACCACCACGACCAAGAAGTACAGCACCACACTCGCCGTGCTCGGCGGCGCCTTCGAGATCGACCGAATCCTCGCGAACGTCGGCCCAAAGGGATCCGACGAGGTGACACGCAACATCAACGACAAGGTGAAGGCCGCGATAACCCTGTTCCAGGATACCGTGATCAACGGCGACGTTGGCGTGAACGATAAGGCCTTCGACGGTCTGGACAAGGCGCTCACCGGCTCAAGCACCGAGATGAAGCCCACCTCCGGCACCTACGACTGGACCGACCTCGAAGGAGAGAAGGGCAACAAGGCCATCGACACGCTCGACGAGTTTCTCGACCTGCTTGACGGCACGCCGACCATCGTGGTCGGCAACAAGAAGGCCCTTGCCCGCGTCCGTGCCATGGTGCGCCGCACCAGCATGTACGTGCGCGAGCCGATCGATGGTCTCGCCAACGCGAACGGCCGTCCGATCAGCCGCGAATCCTATGGCGGCATCCTCTTCGCCGACGCCGGCGAGAAGGCCGGCAGCAACGATCCGATCATCCCCATCGCCACCGACGGCACCACCAGCCTGTACGCGTACCGCGTCGGCCTGGACGGCTTCTGCGGCATCACCACCACCGACGGCACCCTCGTGAAGACCTGGCTGCCTGACTTCACCCAGCCGGGCGCAGTGCATCGCGGCGAGGTCGAACTTGGCCCAGTCGGCGTCGCATTGAAGGCCACCAAGGCCGCTGGCGTGCTCCGTAAGATCAAGGTCAGGTGATCATGATGTGGCGAATCGAAGCTCCGAATAATGAGTACAACGGCGTCACCGCCGGCGTGACCTTCGTCGGTGGCGTCGGTGAGACCGATGTGGATCCGTCCGACTATTTTCAACGTCACGGCTACACAGTGGCCGAGGTGCAGGCCGACGAACCGAGCACGGTCGCCGACGCCGCGAAGCCGAAGAAGAAGACCAGTGAGAAGGATGGTGAATGATGAAGGAGACCAAGAACGGACGCCGCGAGAACGTGATCCCGGCAAGCGCGGTGTATGTGCCGCAGCCGGGCGGCGCAGCTAAGCCGCTCGATACGGTGCTGTCCGGCATGCCCGCCAAGCAGGCTGCTGCGGTGAGGGACGCCACCACAGGTCAGGAGATGGCCACCATCAACGCTTTGCTGGCCAGCCTGCGCAACGCCGGTATCATCGCGAAGTGATTCCATGACCTGGGCGCAAATCGACGATGTCGCGGTCGAACTCGGCCGCGACATCGCCTCCGACAGCACCGAAGGCAGGCAGATCGGGAAATGGCTCCGCCGCGCCGAAATGATGATCCGCAACCGCATCCCAGTGCTGGACGAATGGTGCATGGACGAGAGATATCAGGAGACCGTCATCGAGGTGGAATCCGCCGCCGTCGCACGCAAGGCGCTCAACCCGGAGGGCGTGAGCAGCACCATGCTGCAGATCGACGACGGTAACATGCAGACCAGCATCGACAGCTCGCGCAGTCGCGGTGAGATCTCCATCCTCGACGAGGAATGGGACATGCTGCTGAAACGTGTCAGCAGTGATCTCGCCACGGCGGTCATCGCTCCGGAACCCGTGGTCATCCCGCTGCCGTACTACCCCTACGACTACTGAGGAGGTTGACATGCCAAGCATGGCACCTCTCATCGGAGCCCTGCCGAAACTACGCCAGATGGCCGAAAGCCTCATGACCGACCAGTGCGTTGTCACCCGCCCCGGAGACACCACAACGGATTCGGACACGGGACTGCCGAACACCGGCAAGGAGAAGGTGTACGAAGGCAGCTGCAAGGTGCAGACCAGCGGAGGCCTCGCCAGCGAGCAGACCGAAGGCAGCGCGGCCCAAGCCATGGGCGCAGTCTCGTTGGTCTGGTCTTTGTACGTGCATTTTCCATACGGCACTCCAGGCCTTCGCGCCGGTGACGTGGTGGAAGTCACGGAATCCGCTAATCCGCTGCTCGTCGGCAGGCGGTTCAGGCTCGTCTCACCTCAAAGCGAGAAGACGCACGCCACCGCCTGCCGTTGGAATGTGAAGGAGGACTCATGGGCGGACTGTTCGACGCTTCGCAGTTGACGGCCTTCGGCGATGCGCTGCTCGCCAGGGGAGTGGCTCGCCGCGCCTTGATCTCCGCTTCCGTCAAGAAAGGCGCGCAGAACGTCAAGAACTCGATTCGCGACGACCTGAACGGTTCCGGCAATGCCGCATTCAGGCGTATCCCGATCAGCTACACGCTGCAGGAATCCGCTGGGCGTATCACCGCCGAGATAGGCCCCACCAAGGGCGGAGCGGGTTCGCTCGCCAACATCGCGTTCTTCGGAACGGCGAGGGGCGGTGGAACGCACCGGTTCTACGAGCATGGCGAGGAAGAGCTTCCGAAGCTTGCGGAATACGTGGCGCGTGCCGCCGTGGAGGTGGTCTGAATGAAGTCGATCATGACGTTGACCGACACGATTCTCGACCATATTCCGAAGCCGGCGGCTGGCTGGGCCGTATACCGGCAGACGGCTCCTAAGCCTACGGAGAAGCCGCCGTGGGTGATTGAGACGGTCACGACCAACGGTCATATCGTCGGCGAAACGCAGCAGGTGCATTGCGGCATCGGCACTTTGCTGGTGCGCATCGTGAGCACTACGGCCGATTCCGTCAACGTGCTGGCCGATGACCTCATGATTCCAGGGCTTGCTGGCAAACGGTTCGTCGCGCAGGGTTTCGACACCGGCTGTCTGACGTTGTTCTCCGATTCCGGCGCATATGCGGCCGGACTTACCGCAGAGGATACGGCGCTGCTTTACCAGTGCCGTCTTCTGACTTTCAAATTCAACTGGTCACGCATGTGACCATTAAATATTTAAGGAGGAGTCATGGTTTTGACTCTGGGAACCGAAGTTCCTTCCACACCGGCGGACGGTCTGGTCAACACGATCTGGGTGCCGTCCATCAAAAACATCCAGAAGCCGACCGCTGCAGAGATCAACGCTGGAACCGACCTGTCCAACTACGTCACCTTAGGCGGGTGGAGCTGCACTCCGTCGCAGGAGTCCATCTCCGACCAGCGTGAGAACAGCGCGCAGGATTACGAGAATCCCGGACGCAAGAAGATCAGTGGCCCGAACGTCGAGGTCATCGACAACACCAACACGTCGCATTCCACGCAGAACGCGGCAATGGAGACTTTGATCGAGGGCGCGGAGGGATATTTCGTGCGACGCTACGGCAAGCAGACGGATAAGACTTTTGTCGCCGGCGACATCGTGAACGTGTACGCGGTCCGCATCGGCATGAGCGCCAAGATGGCGATCGCCGCGAACAGCGTGCTGCGCAGCAAGGTCAATTTCTCCGTCCGTGCTCCAGGCTGGGCGGAGAACGTGAAGGTCGCCTGATTGATTCTTCCCGCACCGGACTTTCGTTCCCTTTCGCCGGTGCGGGACCCTCTTTTTTCTCTTTTCTCTTTTCCGGCAAAGGAACATGAATATTAGAGCGAAGGAACAACAATGCTTAAAGTCACCAGGCGCACGCGCGAGGTCGATATCATCCTCAACCAGCAGACCGCCGAGGACATCGCCAGATTGGGTGATGCGCTGGCCGAGGAGACCACTCGCGAACAAATCACGGAGGCTGGGACGAACAGGCAGGCGAAGGCCACCGCGCGGCGCATCGAAGAGCTGCGCGAACAGGCGGATGCGGAGACGTTGAAGCTTACGTTGCGGGCATTGCCGGTAAGCCAGTGGGCGCAGGCATTGGCCGCGCACCGCAATGACAACGGCACGAACGACATGTTCGGCACCGCCGCCGCGGCATTGCCGCTCATGCTTGATTCCGCGACCATCGGCGGCAAGCCGGTGGCCGACGAGGACAAGACCGAACAGGCGTGGCGCAATCTGTTCGACGAACTTACCGATGGCCAGTTCACTCCGATCTGGCAGGCCATCGCCGAACTGAACGGCACAGCAGCGGACCCAAAAGCGGCATTCGACCTCGCCTCGCAGGTTCTCCGCAACTAGTCGAGGATCTTAAGATTTGCCGCCAGCTCGGCATCAGCTATAAGCGTTTCATGGGCTGGCGTCCGAGTAAGGGCGATGAGGTCGAATGGGATGAGACGGAACGCAATTGGATGCGCTCGTTGGCTGAATACGAACGGTCGTTGTGTCCGATGTGCGGTTTGCCTCGCACGATCTGCCAAGACCCGAAGGCCGAACTGACCATGCATGCCGAAACCAGCGTCTGCTGGGCCACTGCGCACATGCAGCAAGCCATGAAACGTTGGACTGATGCGAATGGCAGGGACAATCCGGCCGCGAACGCCTTGGTGGCGCATTTGACCTGATTTTGGAGGATGCTTTGGCGGAGAACAAGAACATCGTCATCCGGTTGATGGCGGACACAGCCTCCTATGAGGCGTCGATGACCCGCGCCGGAAGCACTGCGAAAACAGTCGCTTCGGGCATGGAGAACACCGGGCGCAAGTCCGCGCTCATCGCCAGCGGCATGACCGCCGCAGGATTGGCCGTGGCCGCGTTCGGCGTGGCCGCAGTCAAGATGGCCGCAGACTTCGACCAGCAGATGAGCACCGTGCAGGCGAACACCGGCGCGACCAGCGCCCAAATGGACCAGCTGCGTGCCGCAGCCATCGAAGCCGGAGCTTCCACGGTTTATTCCGCTACGGATTCCGCCGACGCGATCAACGATCTCGGCAAGGCCGGCATGAGCGTCACGGATATTCTCAACGGCGGCTTGACCGGCGCATTGAATCTGGCCGCGTCCGATGGAATGGCCGTTGGAGATGCCGCCGAATACATGGCCAACGCATTGAGCATGTTCCACCTGAAGGGCTCTCAGGCTTCCCAAGTGGCCGATACTTTGGCGGCTGGCGCCGGCAAGGCAGTCGGCAACGTCAGCGATTTCGGCGAAGCATTGAACAATTGCGGCGCCCAGGCGAACAGTTTCGGCATGAACGTGCAGGAGACCACCGGCGTACTGGCCCTGTTCGCCCAGAACGGCACCATCGGCGCCGAGGCAGGCACCCAATTGAACAGCATGCTGATGAAGCTGGCCGCACCGTCCGCCGAAGCGTCCAACACGATGAAGGAATTGGGTATCAGCGCATATGACGCTCAACATCATTTCGTCGGCATGGCGAACTTCGCCGGACAGTTGCAGAAGGCCGAAAAAGGCTTGACCGACGAGCAGCGCAATCAGGCGAACGCGACCATCTTCGGGAGCTATGCCATCAAGGCCGCGAATTATCTTTACGAGGCGGGCGAGTCCGGTGTCAACAAGTGGACTAAGGCCGTATCCGAAAGCGGTTACGCCGCCGAGCAGGCTGCTGCGAAGAACAACAATCTCAAGGGTGATCTGGAGAATCTGAGTGGTTCGATGGAGTCCTTGATGATTTCCGTTGGCGAGGGCGCCCAAGGGCCTTTGCGCAAGATGGTGCAGGGCTTGGATACGCTGGTTGACGCGTTCGCCGGTTTGCCGTCCGGAGCGCAGCAGACCCTCGTGGTCATGGCATCATTGGCCGGCGTGTTCGGAGCGGTGCACAAGGCCGCGGGCAATCTCAACGGCAGCACCAGCAGGATGGCCAACAACATCGGTCTGGCCATTGACCCGATTCAACGCGTCAAGACGGCGCTCGGATCCGCGCAGACCGCATTCCAGATGTTCAGGGCGTCTTCGATGAGCGCTTCCGAGCAGATGGAGGCGTTCGGCACGTCCGCCAGCAAGGCGCAGTTGAAGACTGCTGGTTTCAAGGCGGTCGGCAGCAGTGTCATGAGTCTGCTTGGCGGTCCGTGGGGCATCGCCCTGACGGTGGCCGGCGTGGCGTTATCGGCGTTCGTCAGCCACCAGCAGAAGGCCAAGGAAGCCGCCGAGCAATTGCAGTCGGCTCTGGAATCCGGCAGCAACATCAGCGAGACCATCGCCGGAGCCTATCAGGACATGAGCAGTGGCGGCGTCAAGTTGACCACATGGCTTGACAAGGCGGGTATCAGCCTGACCGACATGACCAGCGCGGCCATGGGCAACGAAGCCGCGTTGAAGCGCGTCAACAAGCAGATCAAGGAAATCGACAAGCCCGGCATTGGCGGAACTGCGGCATACGCCATCAAGAAAGCTTTGGAAGAGGAATCAAAGGCCTACGATGATGCGTCTAAGAAGGCCAATGAGAAAAGCAAGGCCGCCAAGAACGCGGTGGACGCTGACGGCAAGTCCGCATCGGCAGCGAAGGAAGCTGCCAGCGCGAACAAGGAGCTTGGCTCTTCCGCTTCGGATGCGTCAAGCCAAATCGATGATCTGGTTCAGGCGTTGTTTGGTTTGGAGTCGGGCAACCTGACTGCAGACCAGGCGGTCGACCAGCTGAATCAGAAGATCGGTGAACTGTCAAAAACATGCGAGGACAACGGCGTCGTCTTCGACCAGTCCGGCAATCTGCTTGACCGTTTTTCCGAGGAGGGCACGAAGACCAAGCAGGCTTTGGAGGACATCGCCAGCAGCGCCCAGAACGCTGCGGAAAAGATTCTCAAGCAGGGCGAGAGCACCGGTTTCAGCAGCGGTGAGATCGAGCGTGCGAACGGCGTGCTGCAGGACGCTCGTGACGCGATCATCCGGCAGGCCGAAGCCTCGGGCATGAGCGAACAGGCCGCTAACGCCTTGGCAGACCGTTGGGGACTGAGTTCCGACAGCATCAAGGCTTCCATCGACAATATCAGGATGACCGCCGACAACAACAAGGCGAAGCTTGACGTTGACGATTCCAAGGCCAAGTCGAAGACTGATAATGCGAAAAAAAACGTTGATTCGGTCAATAAGTCTAAGGGCACCGCGAAGCTCGATGCCGACGATAAGGCGTCTGGCAAGGCCAAGAATGCCGAGAAGAACGTCGAATCCGCGAACAAGTCCAAAGGCAAGGCCACTCTTGACGCTACGGACAAGGCTTCCGGCAAGGCCGACAAGGCGAAAAGCAACGTCAGGTCTGTCAACAACGCCAAAGGCACCGCGAAGCTTGATGCGACCGACAAGGCCAGCGGCAAGATCAACGCTGTCAACTCCAAGAAGCTTAACAACAAGAACATGGTCCTTACCGCTTCTGACCATGCGTCCGGCAAGATCAATGCGGTAAACAATAAGCGTCTGAATAACAAGAAGACCACACTGAACGCTTCCGACAAGGCGTCCAGCAAAGTGGATTCCGTTAACCGCAAGACCATCCGAGACAAGAAATTCACGGTCAGTGTCACCGACCATGCTTCCGCGACCTTGCGGAGTATCCAGAATTATCAGATCGCGGACAAGAGCTTCACCGTCACGGAGAAGACGAAGAAGGTGGGCGGCTACACCGGTGGAATGTTCACCGATGGCCACTTCCAGCAGTTCGCCGGAGGCGGCATGTTCTCCGGCTACGTGGATCCGGCGTGGGCGCCCGGCAACGGGTTGAGCGACAGCGTGTATCTGCTCAACGCTCGTCTCACCGCGGGCGAGTACACGCACAATGCCGCGGCCACATCCTATTACGGCGTGGAGAACATGCGCCTGCTGAACGAGCGGAAGATTCCACGCGAAGTGTTTGCCACAGCCAATCAGATGACAGGCAATCAGGTCAGCGTACAGGTTGATACCGCTTCCGTGGTGGCGGCGATAACCAGCCTGCACAATGATCTTGGCACGATTATCAGCGCCGCGTCCGATGATTCGACGGTCAGCGACCGTGACTTGGGGAGGTTGATCCGCAAATATGCGCGAGCTTAAATACACGTCGCATGATGGCACGGTCATCGACCTCAACACCGATGATCTGTGGGTGGCTGACCTGCAGGAAATGCGCGGATACGCATGGACGTACACGCTGGCCACCCGCGGCGTCAAATCGGTGAGCAGAAACGCTTCGACGGCGAAAATGACCGTCCGCACCACGAATCCGTCAAGATTGGACGTGGTGCAGACGGCTTTCGATTCGGACGTGCAGGCAGTCCGGCCTGGCACGTTGACGGTTGATGGCGAATGGACGCAACAAGCTTATGTCGTCGGTTCTTCGCTTGGTCTGGTGCCATGGCCGGAATACGCGCAAGTCGATTACACGATTGTCCTTTGCGATGGCGTTTGGCGTCGCGCGCTGCCGGTGCAACATTTCTTCCCGATGACGGCAGGCACCGGCTCGCAGATTGACCTTCCGCTGGACTTGCCGACCGATTTGGCTCCGTCGAAAATCGCCTTGACGGTGAATAATCCGACCGGCAAGGCCGCTGAGTTCACTGCGGTCATTTTCGGCCCTTGCGTCAACCCGTCTTTCCAGATTGGCGGCAACACCTACGCGGTTGACGTGACAGTACCGGAAGGCGGTCAGGTGTCACTGTCGGCCACCGGATTGCGGAAGACGATAACGTTGACAGCCGAAAACGGCGACGTTTCGGATGTTTTCGACAAGGGTGTTCGTGGCAACGGCAGCGGAAGCGGCTCATATGTTTTCGAGCCGATACCGGCCGGAGATTCGCTGTTGACGGTTTCCGGCAATTGTGGCATCGATTTGACCATGTTTGACGTTTCTGGAGGTGTGCCTTGGCTGACGTTATCCTCGCCGATGGCAAGCTGACGCCACGTGCGAGCGTATCGCGGGTGACGTTGGATTGGGCTTGCGGCACGGACGAAAACGATTTCGAGCTGACCATCGACGATCCTGATGCGCCGGAAATCGAACGTGGCTGGTATTTCTGGCTTGACGGCAGTGGCGTAGGCGGCCGGATCATCGACCGTCGTGTGGCTGTTTCCGGTGGCGTGTCCACGGCCACGTGGATCGGCCAATCGTGGACTGGCATGTTGGCGGCGAAGATATTGCAGCCGGACGCGAATCAGGATTACCTGACCGTCTCCGGCAAGCTGCCTGACATCCTCAAAAGCCTCTTGAAGCGCATCGGTTTGGATTCGGTGTTCACCGTCGATTCCTCCGATGCCTCCACTTTGTCGAATTGGATGTTCCAGAATCCACGTTACGTGGACGCCTACACCGGCTTGCGCACATTGCTTGCATCATGTGGCCGCAGGCTTGATTTCAAAGCGTCCGGCAACAAGATCCTGCTTGGTATCGTGCCGGTGCAGACCATCACGAACACGATCGATTCCGACCTTGTGGATTTCAAGGCCGAAACCAACCGTCGCGCGGTGAATCATCTCATCGGCCTTGGCTCGCAGGAGCTCAAGAACCGTCTGGTGGTCAATTATTTCGCCGACGCGACCGGCGTGGTGAGTCAGACGCAGACGTTCGTTGGCGCCGATGAAGTATGCGCCACATACGACTATTCCAACGCGGATCTGGGCACGCTGCAATCCGAGACTAAGAAGCATTTGCAGGAATTGCAGACCGGTGGTTCGGTCGAGGTGACGTTGTCCGATGAGGTCGGAGACGGTCTGCGTGTGGATGACAAGATTGTTGCGACGGATCAGGCTTCCGGCGTCAACGTCACCGCCGTGGTGACGAAGCGGATCGTGAAAATCGATTCCGGGATTTTGACTTCGACGTTCGAGGTCGGACTGCCGGTGCAGTCGGCGAACGCGAACTATTCCGGTTCTCCCTCTTCCTCTTCGTCTTCCAGTGGTTCGGCTGGCGGTGGCGTGTCTTTGACGGCTGGCCGTGGCCTGTCGATTTCAGGCGGCACGATCAACGCGGAGGTCGCTTCCGAGGATTTGGATGCCGTCAGGCAGGTCGCCGAGTCGGCGAACAGGACGGCTTCCGGTTTCGCGGCGCAGATCGGCAAGGCGAATCAGACCGCCGAGGATGCGAAGAACGTCGCCGATGCGGCCAAGACCGTGGCCGACAATGCCAAGTCGGGCATGATGACCGATGACGAGCGGTCGAAGCTCGCTTCGGTCGAACGGGGCGCGAACGCCTACACGCTGCCGAAGGCGTCCACGGACGTGCTGGGCGGCGTGAGGGTGGACGGTTCCTCGATCGTGAGCGTGGATGGCGTCATCAGCGCGCACGTCGGCGACGGCGCTTCCGGGAGGGTCGTTTTTCCGATCGGATACGTGGTCCAGAACACGACGGGCATCGACCCTTCCGTTGATTTCGGCGGCACGTGGAGGCAGTTGCCTTCGCTTGGCTGTTTCACGTTTGAAAGGATTGGATAGTGAAATCTGACGGTTACTCGAAGTATGTATGCGACAAGTGCGGCAAGACCGCCTATGTCGCCGCTGGCGATACTGAGGCGCGTGAATGGTTCACCGTGCGCCGCTATTCGGTCGGCAAGGCGACCCGCATCGCGGAAGATGTGGCACCTGACATCTACGAATTATGCTCCAAGTGCAACTCGTCTTTCATGGCGTTCATGCAGCAGGATGACGCTTCGTTTGAAGCATGGTTGAAGGAGGTTGAACAATGACCATCGAACTGGTTGACGGCAAAGCCGGAACCATGCACATCAGCAGCGAGGATAAGGCGATCATCCATCAGGCCAAGTTCTCGAAGTCCGACGTGGTGTACGACTGGGGCGACGCGTTAAAATGTTCGATGAATTCGTCCAACAGGGCGACGATCGGCACCGGCTGCGCGTCGATCCAGGGCTTGGACTGGCATATCACGTCGGCGGAATCGGTGACGATCTCCAACGGGTCGCAGGGTATGAAACGCAATGACATCATCTGCGCACACTACCATCGAGATTCCAAGACCGGTAATGAGAATGTGGCATTGACCGTGTTGAAGGGTTCGCCGAATGCGACTGCCGCCGCTGACCCGACCATTCCGTCAGGGAAGATATTGTCCGGCGCGGTTGACGCATACATGCCGTTGTGGCGTATTCCATTGAATGGCATCACGGTCGGCACGCCGGTACGCCTGTTCACACCGAGGGGGGCTTTGTGGGATTCCGTAACCCAGTCGGGTGAATGGGTCGTAGTCGCGCGACCTAGAGGCTATGACGCCTACTGCGTCGCGTCCATGATCTTCAAGCCGAACACGAACACGTCAATAGACATCAAGCTGCCGATCGAAGCGGCAAACTGGAATTCATACTCCGTCGAATTGCAGTTGATGAACAACAATCAGAACAAAGTCCCATCGTTCAACAACATCTCGATGATCACGAACAGTCATTCGGCAAAAGGATTCCAGATTGTCGCATGGAACGCAGGCAGTACACAGTTGAGCTATCGCATTGCTGTTACCGTCCACGTCTTCGACACGAAGCAGTAGTTTTCCGTAACCCTGTACAACGCGAAGGGCTTCACGGTCATCCGCACCGGCATGATGATGCTCGTCAAATACTCCGGCAATATCGGTAATGGCAGTTGGGATTCAGTGCAATGCGAATACGTGCTGCCCGTCGAACTGCGCCCTCCGGTCGAAGTCAATGCGATGGTGTGCGTATCGAACGGGCAGACGGCGAGAATGCTCGTCGTCAATCCGAACGGAACCATCAGATGCGCGAACATGGGAGCCGCGGGTAGCAATCAGGGTTGTGCCGGCTCACTCTGCTATCCGATCCCATGAGGATAGTTTTCCGTAACCCTTGAACGGCAGATCTGGCATGGGCCCTACGGAATGACGGTACA